CCATACCGCTCATATCCAGCTTGCTGTCAATCATCGCTTCCAGCTGTTTATAGAACGCAGAAAGCGGCAAGATGGCCTCTGCACCCGACTCTCCTCCTACCATCAATGAAGATCCATTCATACCAAATGCGGTAGGCTTGGTCATGATACCTCCATCCTTATACCAATCGATAGAAAGGTGCGGAACAGATGGCGGTGCAATGGAAAGACTGCCCGTTACTCTAAAGTGCGGGAGTTTGATATGAGGGAGTGAAATCTTCATGCCAGAGAAAAATCCCTTGATGGCATCGACCACGCCTTTGACCTTATTCTTTGCTGCCTCAATTGGTGTAATGATTGCAGACTTTATTCCGTTCCAGACCGAAGTTGCGGTACTCTTGATGCTGTTAAATACAGAAGATACCGTACTCTTCACCGCATTGAATACCGTACTGACGGTGTTCTTGATAGCATTCACCGGAGTGGTAACGGCCGTCTTTACCCCATTCCATACTGTAGCAGTTGTGTTTTTAATGGCATTAAATACTGTAGTTACAACGTTTTTGATAGCGTTCACCACTGTTGTAACAACCTGCTTTATTGCATTCCAGACCGTAGTAAATACCGTTTTGATACCATTCATCACTGTGCTGATAACAGAAGAAACGGCATTGATAACGGTAGTCACCTTTTCTTTTATCGCATTCCAGACAGTAATAATAACGCTCTTGCAGTTTTCCCAAATAAATCGAAATGGCACTGTGATGATGTCAAATGCAACCTGAAAGAAAGATGCAATGAACATCACGGCAGTTGTGACAACATTCTTGATACCTTCCCAGATTCCTGAAAAGAAGGAAGCGATACCATTCCACAGGTTCACAAAGAAACTCTTGATACCAGACCAAACCTCATTCCAACTTGTACCGAACCATCCGAGAACCACATTCGCAGCATTCTGAATGACGTTCATATAGTTTGTAAATGTATTCTTGATGAAATCCCAAACAGAGCCGAAGATGCCTTTGACGCCTTCCCACACCTGAGACCAGTTTCCGGTGAAGATGCCGATAAACACATCGAGGATTCCTGTGATAACTCCAAGTGCTCCCTCCAGAATATTAGCAATTTGCGTAAATACTCCTTCAAATACCGGAGCCAGGAAATTACATAATGCATTCCAGATGGCAGATACCACTTCTTTGAAGTTCTGAAAATCGAAGCCCAGTGCGTTCAGTCTTTCGGTAATACCTTGTGCAAAGCTGCTGAAAATTTCTTTGATTCGATTCCAAATCCCAATGATGCTGTCTCTAAAATTCTCATTTGTGTTCCATAAATGAATAAATGCAGCTACTAAAGCTCCGATAACTGCCACCACTGCGACAACTGGAGCAGAAATGCCACCAATGGCAGCACCTACCTTTCCCATTACACCGGACACTCCTCCTGCATTCGCAACAAGACTTGTGATTTTAAGACCGAGCTTACTGAACGCTTGCATAGTCACACCCACTTTGGATATGACCGTGCCAAGGATCACAAGGAATGGACCTAAAGCCGCAACAAAAAGACCGACCTTTACAATGACCTGTCTTGTACCCTCATCAAGATTATTCAACCAATCTACAAAGGACTGAATCTTTGAAACGATATTCTTTACCATCGGCATCAGTGTTTCACCGATGGAAATAGCAAATCCCTCCACTGCAGATTTCAAAATGGTAAGCTGTCCATTTAAGTTATCCAGCTGAGTATCCGCCATCTGCTGTGCGGCTCCGCCACTGTTTTCAATGGCTGTCTGAAGATCCGTCCAGGTATCTCCGGTATTGGCAAGCAGTGCATTCACCGATGCAAGGTCTGTCTTATTGAAAATGGTTGCTATGATGTTCGCCTTTTCCGCAGATGTCATACCGTCCATTGATTTATTTAGGTCACCCAGAATATCATTTAGTGAACGCATATTGCCTTCGGAGTCATAAGTCTGAACACCTAGCTTTTCCATTGTTTTGGCTGCACCATCTGTTGGGTTTTGCAAAGACAGAATAACATTTCGAAGATGCGTACCGCCTTCCGCACCTTTGATACCGTTGTTAGCTAAGATACCAAGAGCTGTATTCAGTTCGGCAGTACCACCTTTAACACTCTTTGCGGTTGCACCGATAGTAAGGATACCTTCGCCAAGCTGGCCTACCGATGTGTTTGTACTGGATGCGGTTTTTGCCATCTGATCCACCATCTTATCGGCATCCTTGGTTTTTAGTCCAAGCGCAGACATGGCATCCGTTACCATGTCGGATGCAGATGCCAAATCGATATTGCCTGCGGCCGCTAAGTTCAGAACGGTTGGCAGGGTATCGCACATTTCCTGCGTATCATATCCGGCAAGAGCCAGGTAATTAAGAGCTTCCGCACACTCACTTGCAGAATAGGCAGTCTTGGCACCCATCGTCTTTGCCAGGTCAGATAAGGTATCCATTGTGTTGACAGACTGACCGTTCACCTTGGACATCGAATTCTTTGTAATTCCCATTGTTGCCTGTACCTGGCTCATGGAAGATTCAAAGTCCGCTGCTGTCTTTACGGCAGCACCGCCCATCGCAGTAACGGCCGCTGATGCAACAGACACTTTCTTTCCGGCGTTTGCAATGCTGTCTCCGGCATTTTCTAATTTTCCGCCAACCTCACCAATCTTTGTCAGTGTCTGATTTGTCTTGGATGCCTGAGATTCAAGCCTTTTAAGTTCTGCCTCTGTTGCGGCAATTTCCCTTTGAAGTGCATCATACTGCTCCTGAGAAATCTCACCCTTTTGCAACTGCTCATTTGCCTGCTGCACTGCCGTCTTCAAGGTGGTCAGTTTCTCTTTTGTTTCTCCAATTGCCTGCGTTAACAGTTTCTGTTTCTGAGCAAGCAGATTTGTATTAGTCGGATCTAGTTTTAGAAGTCTTTCTACATCCTTTAATGCAGACTGCGTATTTTTAATCTGACCGTTAACTCCTTTAAGAGCTGTCTGCAGCTTGGTAGTATCACCGCCAATTTCGACAGTGATACCTTTGATTCTGTTTGCCATTGGCGTCTACCTCCTTAAAAATTTGCATAAGAAAAGCTCGGTATCTTCCGAGCCATTAAAACTTATCAAAATCCTCCTGCGTTGCAATGCTGTCATATTTTACAGAATCGTTTCCTTTCTCCGTCCAGATATCCATTACCATACCAATGGTCAGATAATCCAAGTCTTGAATGGAAAGACCGATTTCTAAGCAACGCAAAAGGAACAAGGGTGTTGTCATCTCCCTACTACTGCGTTTAAGTTTTTTTTAGAGTCAATGTCCGTGATAAGGTTCGTTCCCCAAAGAGCTAGAATTTCCGGCAGCACTTCATAGATAGAAAACATCTCAAACTGGTCAAGCCAATCATCGATGTTATCTGGGATGGTGTTGTCCGCATGATATGCCATGATATATGCCACGTTCTCGAAGATTTCCAAATCATCGATAGCGAATTCTTCTCCCTCTTCCTTACTGCCTTTATAGGAACTTTCCAACTTTGCTAAGTCCTTGAAGATATCTCGTTTGAACTTTGCACGATATAATCTTGGAACAGTGGCAGAGGAACGAAATACCACATCTTTATCCCCAATTTTAATAACTTTCTTCAGCATGATTATTTACCTCCATTTACAGCTTGTGCTATCTTCGCAACAGGAACATATACTGCCTTGTACCAATCGCTATAGGTCGCATCCGTAGTGGTATCTCCGGTTCTTGATTTAACAAGACCATCTTCTCTTGGATCTGCTGTAAGAGATAATGTTTCTGTTCCCGGTTCAATCGTATCCTCTTTGGTTTCCGATTCAATAGACGGACGGGATGCCGAGCAGTTATACAGAACGTGACGGATGCACTTCACATCTCCGTCAAACTCAAACAGAAGTGCAAACTTCTCTGTCTCTGTAATATTTGAGTTCTCCACAAGAACACCATTCTTGTCAAGTTCCTCCTTAAGGATGTCAGTTCTAAACCATTCCGGAATAAGGGCAATCTCTAAATCTCCGCTATAACCGTTGTTAGATACAGAACGGAAATACACGATACCATCCGCATAAAACGGAGAAGTATCACCTTCTGCATCCAAGCTAATACTTACTGCACCGGGAATTGATCTTGGTGTTTCATAGGAATAGCCACCATCCTCTGTCCTTGTCAGCTTTGCTGCATGGACGTTTTTAAGGTTGTATTTTACTTTATTCGCCATAATCTAAGCCTCCATTTCAAATGAATACAGGACTTCATACATCTTTTCACTCTCAATCCATGTTTCCAAACGGTCATAAAAAATGCCGTGACTGTCAAGCACGGATTCAACTTTCTGTTCTACCGACAAGTCCTTCAAATCGGTATACAGTTCTATATGAACTTCGTTTACCTTCAAATACACTCTTCCGTCAGCTGCAAAGTTATCACTGCCGGGCAAGAGATAGCAGATAAACGGTGGATCTGGACTTTCTCCCTCTGCAAAATGGTCATATGCAAAGGGAATCCCCATTTCTTTAATAATCTGTAACAGTTCTTCCATCACATACCTCCAAGTGCTCTTGCAATTTCTGTTTCCAATGTTTCAATCGCATTCTCTTCTGCCTGGGCAATGTGAGGTCTTGCAGCCACTCTTCCACCGCCACGTTTTGCATGACCGTGTTCAAGAAGGTGGGCAAGCTGATATCGGTTCTTGGAGTGTACTGTCAGTTCAAGTGAATTTGAAGTTTCCTTCGTTTTCTTGACTGACCAGCTCTTCGCATAGGCTCCCGTATCCTTTGGAGCAGATGCAGCAATATCTTTTCTTACTGTATTTCCTGCCTTCCGTACAGACTTCTTTAAATCATCTGTAGCCAGATCTGCATACTCCTTGAGACCGTTCATGATTTCATCTGCAAGGTTATCAATCTTTACATTTGCCATCACTATCTCCTCACTTTTTCACATTTCAGTTTTAAGCATTTCTTCTTATAGTTCATGTGGTCGATAGAAACGATGTTATAAAGGGAGCCTTCAAATATAACTCTGTGTTTTGTAACATCAAGGTCTGCAAAAGCCTTACAGTATCTGACCGTAAACGAAATATCCGAATCATCTACAATAAGACCTGCCACACTCTTTTCAGAACCGCCTTCGCCACTTACCGTTGCAAAGCAGGTGTGATAGTCAGTCCAGGTATTCTTATGATTGCCGATGGCATCTACAACAGTTTCATTCTTCTGCACGGTAATCTTCACATTCAAAAGAGCAATATCCATCAGAACACACTCCTTCTTACCCCTTCAAGCAGGGAGCGAAGTGAAATGGTCAGCTGATGATGGTCTGCATCTTCTCTGTGTTCATACAGATAGGCAACTGCGTACATGACAGCAATCTTAGATGATGGAATCGCACCAAGTTCATCCACGGATAACCTGGCTATATCTGCACAGAGATTCTGCCCGGTTGTTACAAAATTTTCGATAAGTGCATCATCGTCATCAAAGTCCACTCGAAGGTAACCCTTCATCTCATCAAGATTTACAATCATATCTATCACCACCTCTGAAAAAGACTGTGACACCTTATGACTGGCATTCCCTATATCTATATATAGGCTTAATTTTTTATCCCTTTAGAAAAGGATAGTAAATAGCCGTCATAAAGTGTCACACATTATTGTTTTAAGTTTTATTTAGCTGCCGCCTGTGTTTCTTCCTTAAGTTTTAAAATCTTAACCGCTTCAGGAAGGATAAGCTTACCATCAACTCTTTCCTTGGCTACATAACCAACCATGCCGTTACCAGCGAAAAGTTCACGAAGTTCTGCAAAAGAACGAGAACCACGGTCACCGATGTTGTAGTAGCTGTAATCACCGAATGCAATCGCATTTGTAGGTGCAAAAGCAGAAGTGTGAACAGCATAGCCAAGCACTCTGTCCGGTTCTCCTTCCTTGTATGAAGGCTGCCAGATATATGCTCCGTTGTTATCCTTAAGCTTTCTAAGAGAAGCAAGTGTTGCATCATTCATGATGAAAGAAGCTTTCTTACGATAAGGTCTCTTGAGTCCATACACAAGGTCGATAAGGTCATCGGACTTGATTGCAGCTGTAAGTGTTCCAGCAATCTGACCGCCACCAGTCTTAGCAAAAATGCCAGTCGGCTTGCCCTTACCATCTCCGTTAAGAAAGGCATCCTCTTCAGCATTTGCTAAAGCCTTACCGAACTGAGTGATGATGTAGTTTTCAAGACCGAAGGCATTGTCATATAGCAACTCTTCAGTAACCTTGATTGCTACATGAAGCTTGTAGGCATCAAGATAGATCTGATCGAATGTTGCATCACCAAAAGATAATGCTCCACCTTCCTCAATCCATGCTGCTGCAGGCTTGGTAGCTGCAATGTTGATTTTGTGCTGACCTGCAGTAGTAATCTTTGTAGCAAGGCTGCGCATGATGTTCTCACCATCAAGCACATCAATAAGTCTGCGGTCGTACTCTTCCGGTACAAGGTAACCACCATCGGCATCTACACCTTCCTGAAGTACATTGCTTACATTACGGAAATTAGAACGCATTGCAGAAAGCATCGCATCCTTATAAGTATCAGAAGCACGACCCTTCTTTACTTCCTTGGCATCACCCATAAAAGGCTTACCGGTAATCGGAGAATTAACAGGCTTTGCAAGTTCTGCTTCTCTGCGTTCTGCTCTCTGCTGACGGTCGATGGCAGCTGTCAAATCCTCGATTTCCTTCTCCATCTTGTTGTAGGTTGCTGTATCCTCATCAGAAAGCACACCATTCTTGTCTTCGTGAGTTTCCACAAAGTTCTTTGCAGTTTCCCACACTTTTGCTCTTTTTTCGATTAAATCCTTAATAGTCATAATAGAATTCCTCCTTAAATGAATTTCTTAATAAAGTCCAGACGCTCCTTAATCTCTTTTGCAGAAGTGCCTTTGTTTGTAGATACAGAAATCTCTGCCTGCTTTGTTACGATTTCTTTAGACTGGACATAGTGTTTTTCCAGCTTGTTCATAAGAGCGTTGTTTATCGCCTTGCGTGAAAAAAGCATCGAATCGGAAGGTTTCTTTTCCTTCTCTTTGGTGCTTTCATCATCTTCATCCTCTTCTTCGGGATCAGTATTCGGTTTTGTTTCTGCTCTTGTAACGATGTCATCAGCAAAGCCAAGTTCAACGGCCTTATTTGCATCCATCCAGGTTTCGGCATCCATCAAGTGACTAAGTTTCGACCTTGAAAGACCAGTCTTAATCACATAGGCATTGATGATGGACTCTTTCACTTCTGCAAGCATATCGATTGCTTTTTGCATTTCTGCATGGTCACCAAATGCTACGGTTGCAGGATTATGAATCATCATCATTGAAACAGGGGACATAAGTACCATATTTCCAGCCATTGCAATGACCGATGCTGCCGATGCTGCAATACCGTCAATCTTTACTGTGACATTTCCTTTATACTGTGTGAGCATATTGTAGATCTGAGCCGCAGCCACACAGTCACCACCCGGAGAATTGATCCATACGGTAATATCTCCACTTCCGGCATTTAATTCATCCTTGAAAATCTGTGGTGTGACATCATCATCAAACCAGCTCTCTTCAGCAATTGTGCCGTGCAACTCAAGGACTCGCTCTGCGACTTCTTCGTTTGCCTGGTTCAGAGTCTTTCGGCTCTTCCAGTTCCAGAACTTCTTGTTCTTCATTCGCTTTCTCCTCTCCGTCTGATGTATCCGGGCTTGCAGCAAAGATACCTGCATCTTCAAGCTTAGTCATATTGCCGTTGATAAGATAAAGGTCACCACCGAGTTCGGCAGGAATCCTGTCGAGATTCTCAAGTTCCCTTATGTCATTGGCAGACATCCAACCATTCTGTCTTGCAGTGGCATAACCGTTCATTCGACTCTGATAATCTCCACGCAAAAGTCCGTCTACATTAAACTTTATAAAATAATGCTGTTTTTCCTCTGCTGTTAACAGAGAACGAGCCATATTCTGCTCCCACCTTGAAACCCAGGGATCAAGAGTGTATTTCACAAATTCAAGTGACTGCTGCTCAATATTAGAAAAGCTCGACTTCTCAAGGTCTCCTACCATATGTGGAGGCACTCTGAAAATTCGAGCAATCTCATCTATCTGAAATTTTCTTGTTTCTAAAAACTGTGCTTCGTTCGGAGAAATGGAAATCGGTGTGTACTTCATTCCTTCTTCCAAAACAGCCACCTTATGCGAATTTGCACTACCACCAAAAGTCTGTGACCAGCTGTCCCTTACCTTTGATGGGTCTTTTAATGTTCCCGGATGTTCAAGCACTCCACTTGGTGCAGCACCATTGGCATAAAACTTACTGCCATACTCTTCAGCTGCAATTGCAAGACCGATAGCATTCTTGGCCATTGCAATAGGCGAGTAACCTACAAGACCGTCAAAGCCAAGTCCCGGAATATGCATGACCTCATCAGGAGCAAGCTTAACAGAAGATCCTTTATTGGTTGGGGCATCATCTGAATTTACCTGGTACTCATAATAAAGACGTCCGTGTTCATCTCTGTCCACTTTCATCCTGTCCGGCATGAGCGGATACAGTGCGATAATCTCTCCCTTGCCATTCCTGATAATCTGTGCGTAGGCATTTCCCCACAACAGAAGATGCGTCATAAGGGTTTCCCTAAAAACAAAGCTTGTCATTTCAGGATTCGGCTCATCATGGAGCAATATATAAAGTGGATGCTCTGTA